TTCGTTCCGGATCCAACTACCCGAAGGTAAAAGGGTAAACGGAGATCTTAAGGCACACAGCAGCTCAAACCAATCCAGGGGCAGGAGCCACCGGACCAGCTCAAGGCTGACTGTGTCAGAGGCGTTGCTTAGGTCAATTGTGGCATACTCACCATGGCGGGACGCTTCTCGCGCCCATTTCCTATGGTAAGTCTGGCCGTTAGGCCAGGCCTTGACGGCCCACTCATCAGGTCTTTGTATCACGTCCCGTTGGACGTAGAGACCGACATGAGCAAGCCGCTCCTTCAGGTAAGATCCGACACCTAATTGAAGCCAGATGTTTCCACCTGGTTCGATACAGATGCCGCGATCAGTCTTCGAGTCTTTTGGGACCGTTGTGAAACGATTCCCTCTGACCGTCTGACTCCATGGGAGACCTAAACGGATACGTTCCTTACCAGGGAGAACCTGCTGAAAGCAGTGATCCCAAATGGGGAACGCGGCCGTAGTCACTGCTGTGATAGCAGAGAGCTTATCAAGAAGGGTACCGTGGGTACCTCGTGTCTCGAACACTTGTCCACTTCCGAATCTAGGAGAGTACTTGTCATAGAGCCGGTGGATTGGCCCTAGTACTCGTTCTAACCATCTTTTCGCTTTACGCACGACATCGTGCATGGCGTAATCGAGGGGTCCTAAGGGACTTTCCCTGATCATGGTCAGACGTTCGTTAGTGAAACGGCACTGAGCCTCGCACTTCCGAAAAGTGTCAAGGGCCGCCTCGCGACGTTTGAACGTCGTTGGGAGACCCGCGCACTTCCGGATTAGATCCGAGGCTAGCGCATCCTTACGATACCTAGTCACATCGGGAATGTTCCCGTGACCAATGGCGTCGATATAGGATTGTGGATCAGCAGCTAAGGTAGCTAGCTGGTCCCACTCCTCGTACCGCAGCATGACTGCCGCGGTAAGAGATCGGGGAGTGTCGAGCTCACGATACGCGAGCTGCAAGAACCTTTTAAAGGCTTTCACGTTTTCTCAACTCCATTGAAGAGATGTGAGATCCTACACGCCACAGGGGATGACCCTACATGGTGTTGATCCACATAGGGCCACAAGGTTCCGGCGACTTACGTCGGGGCGTAACCTTCATCCGTGGCCTGCTTGATCAGCGCCGAAGCGCCGAGGTGAGCAGCTTGGTACACAC